ATTAGGACTTATGATGGTCGGCGTTCCAGTTTGCCCTATTAGGTTTAAACCTCTTACGCCAAAATCTTTATCTGCCATCGGTTTTTTAGTTATTTATGTCTGAGTGAAGTAACATCCCGAAAGTATTACACCATTAATTGATGGAACTACATCATTCGAGTATGGGTCATATAAAATTCTATTCTCTGCTCCTCTCATATTATAATATCCAGTCCAATATGTTGTTTGTGTATCGTCTATGTACTGGTCTTGATATAAATTTGTCCCAACCCCAACAGAACCATATGTTTTTAACCATTCTTTTACTTCTTTTGAAGATGCAGTTGGTTTTGTTTGTAAGTAAAGAGCAACTAATCCAGTCACAACAGGGGCAGCAGCAGAAGTTCCATTAAAATAATGATCGTAAAATCTATTATCATCATATCTTTGATAATCAGTGTAACCAGAAATACCATTTGTTCCTGGTGCTAAAGTCTCATCTGCAGGTGCCCATACATCAATACCAGGACCATTGTTAGAATAATATGCTTTTCTTTCTGTGTAATTAGAATTTACAAAATCATCCATTGCACCAACACAAACAACAGGATGAAAATCTGTTGTTGAATTAAATCCAATTCCTTGAGGGTTCATCCAATCTCGATGATTGCAGGGGCAATTAATCCCACCGAATTCAGGTCTAGGGTCTCCATATAAAAAATACTCATCTTCCATATAATTTAATCTGTCTGGGTCATTAGCACCTATTCCCAATCTTTGATTATTATTGCCTGCAGCAGCAACATAAATCACACCTTCTGCCATCATTTCATTAGCGGCAGTATTTGTAGAACTTGAACGAGATGAAGATGACCAAGACTTATAAGCTCCACTAACTTGATTGGTCAATCCATCTTTCATTGCAGTTACTTGATTTGTAACTGATGCACTACCAACAAAAGTTCCAGTCACACCTCTAAATTTATATCCAACCGTATTTCCAGATCCAAAAGCTGCTTGATATCCCCAACTACCATTAATTACTGTAGGATTTTTAATACCTGTTTGTGAATTGATTGATTTATATTTGTGAAACAATTTCATTAAGTTATAATTTAGTTCAATATCCATACCAGTATTATCACTGATACCAGGCATATTCCAAATATTTGCTTCAAATGCAAGACCCATGTATTTTCCAGCGGCAAGACCAGCACAAGAAGTTCCGTGACCACTAATTAGAGAATTAGTTCCATTCAATTGTTCTCCCATTGCTCTGGCAACAGTATATGTTGCTGGAATAGATACTGTTCCTATCGATGCAAATTGTGCTGACCTTTTTGCTCCATTCTCCCACCATTCTTCTGCAGAAGTTGTTGCAATTCCTACTCTTCCATCTGGTTTTGTATACTTAACTCCAGGTATTACATTATTAAAATAGTCTGGGTCAATATAATAAGGTCCATCTAAAACAACATCTCTAACTCTAGATTGACCATTTGAATCCAAAAACTCTGGATGATACTGAAGAACACCAGAGTCGTGAATAATAACATCAACATTCTTTCCAGTCAAACTATAACTTACATCTCCACTTTTTTCTGCAAGTTGTCCAGTCACAGCATTCCAAAAATCTCCATTTGTTTTTATTCCTACTCTTTTAATTGCCCAATTAGTTCTGCGATTTTCTGCTGAGGTTGGATTTGTTGCTGGAGGACCATTTGGGGAATCCAAATCCCGATAAATTTTTACATTACTTTTAAATCTTTTTGTGGCGGGTTGAGGTTTTGGATATACTTCTGGATGATCAGTTGGGGATAACTCTATCCATTCAACATAAGGATGATTTTTTAATTTTTCTACTTCATCTTCATCTAATTCAAATGTTCCTCTAGTTGGACTATGTAATTTTTCATCAACACACAAAACTTCTCTATCTGGAATGTGCTCACAATTTGAAACTCCACATAAAGTATCGTGAATTTCTTTCCAATACTCTGGTTCCGTAACTTTTATTGTATATTTTTGCATATCAAAGCAACGTATTTCTTGCAAATCTATAAGTTGTCAATCCACTAACACCAGTTTGTGGAGTTGCTTGAAGAATACAATTCCCCCCACTAATTGTTGCTCCAATAGAAACAAGTAATGAATTATTATACATTACTGCATATTCTTCTGTATAAGCAGTAGTTTGATCTTGCATTACAAAAACCTTTTGTGCCTGAATATAAGAACCAAAACCAATATGAACTGTATATTCAGCAGTCTTAAAATCAGTAGAAGAAACAGAGAAACTATCTAATGTTGTAGAAACACCAACAGATGCGGTAAATGTTCCAACTCCAGTTTTTACTCCATAAGTTTCAACTTGAAGTGGTGTTCTTGGATTTGTGGTTCCAATACCAAGATTACCAGAAACATAAGCACCACCATCAACTTGAAGTCTTTGTGATGCGGTTCCTGTTAATACTGTGGTTCCAATACCTACTTCACCAGTATCAAATACTCTAACTCTTTCTAAAGCATTAGTCGCAAGAATCAGTGGAGATGTTCCAGCAAGCATTCCAACAAAACCAGCATAAGCAGGGAGACCACTTATACCTTGACCAGCACCAGAACTATTCAATAGACCAGTAATCATATTACTGGTTCCAGTATTTGCAAATCTAATTAGAGCAGTTCTTGTAGCAGTAGATGGTTGAATATTCACCATTGCTCCAGTAGTACCACCAGTCAATCTTATATCAAGTGGATATGTGGTAGCATTAGTAATACCAATACCAAGTCCAACAAAATTACTATCACCAGCAATATAAGCACTACCAGATACTTGAAGGTTTTGGTTTGCTGTTCCTGTTGGTGTTGTGGGTCCAATAATCACAGGACCAGTAGAAACATGTAGTTGTCCTACTGGATTTGTGGTTCCAATACCAACAGAACCTGTAATAAAAGTATTCCCAGATACTTGAAGTTTTGAGGTTCCTGTTTGTATTCCAGAACCAATTACTACTGGTCCATTAGTAAATGTAGAAAATCCAGTAACGGTCAAATTATCAAGTACTTGACCAGTGTTTGCTATAGACCCAGTAATATTAATATCATAAGTTCCAGTTAATCTTTCTCTTTCTATTGTACCAGTTGTTATACCAGATGCGTTGGCAAGATTTGTAGCAGTAGATGCTGTACCAGTAAGACCTCCTACGAAAGTAGATGCAGTTATAATACCTGTCGTGTTTATACTAGCAGTTGTAGAGAACCCAAGTGCAGTAGTTGCAGTTGATGCTACGCCAACAAAACTTCCTACAAATCTAGAAGCAGTTATAATACCAGTTGGATTATTGATACTAGCAGTTGTGGATAACCCAAGAGCAGTAGTTGCTGTTGATGCTGTTGATGCTGTGCCAGTAATTGTTCCTGATACTTTCATACTACCAACAACTTCAAGAGTTGCTGTTGGAACTGTAGTTCCTATACCAATACTTCCACTTGAATATACAAAATCAGATGCTCCTGCCAAAAATCCACTACTTGCCTTATAAGGTATTGAATTTACGTTTCCTGGTCCAACTAAATCCGTTACGGTAATTCTAACTGTTGCAATACCAGTTTGTAAACTTGGATCAGAACTAACTGAATCGACAGTTACACCAGAACCAACAAAATTAAACTTATTGAAACTATTTGCAGCACCGACTTGAATATTGTTATTGAATATAGTAAAAGAACCAGGAATTAGTCCAGTGCTACTGAGAGTTGAAGTATCAACCCAATATCTTTTTCCAGTATTTCCACCAGCAGCAATTAAAACATATTTACTTCCACCAATTGGTGCAGGATTTGCACCAATAGAAGAAAGACCAATTATTGGATCTCCCAAATCTGGTTCTGCTTGATCTAGACCCAAAAATTCATAACGGTCTGTCGTAAGACCAGTTTGTGATTTCTTTTTAACTCTCTTGCTGAGAAATCCTGGAGATGCCATTTATCTATTATTGATTTGAGGTTTCAAGAACACTTGTAATAAACTTAAGTTTTGCTGGAGTTGTACTTGCACT